AGACGTTGCTAGAGGCGTAGGAAATGATTATTCAGCATTCACTGTCATTGATATTACACAATTTCCACATAGAGTTGTAGCAAAATATAGAAACAATGAAATTAAACCAATGTTGTTTCCAAGCATCATTAGTGAAATTGGAAAAAGTTACAGCGATGCATATATTTTATGTGAGGTAAATGATGTTGGAGATCAAGTAGCAAGCATTCTTCAGTATGACTTGGAATATAAAAATCTTTTGATGTGTTCTATGCGGGGAAGAGCAGGACAAATTGTTGGACAAGGATTCTCTGGAAAGAAAACTCAACTTGGAGTTAAGATGTCCAAAACTGTAAAAAAAGTTGGATGTCTCAATCTTAAAACAATGATTGAAGAAGACAAGTTATACTTAAATGATTATGAGATTATTTCAGAATTAACAACATTTATACAAAAACATAATTCATTTGAGGCAGAAGAAGGTTGCAATGATGACCTAGCAATGTGTTTAGTAATCTATGCTTGGTTAGTTGCACAAGATTATTTTAAAGAACTTACAGATCAAGATGTAAGAAAACGTTTATATGAAGAACAAAAAAATCAAATTGAGCAGGACATGTCTCCATTTGGATTCATATCTGATGGATTAGACTCAAATACTTTTGTTGATGCTGATGGTGATAGATGGTTTGTTGATGAATATGGGGATCGTTCGTATATGTGGGAGTATATGTAAATGGATTTGGATGGTCAAATCAAATTAGGACATCTTCTTCTTGTTGATAGAAAATGTAGATCATGCGGAGAATTAAAAAATTTAGTAGATGAATTTTATCGTACAAGAAAAAATAGAGGATATGTTGCATCTTCATATTCTTATGAATGTAAAGATTGCACTAAAAAAAGAATCATTGTAAGTAGAATTCAAACTTCAGTTTTTGATAGATGGGAATATCCTGACTGGTAGTGCTTGTTCATGCACGGTTTCCCCTATGAAAAGTATTTTTTTAATAAATATTTTTTAGATAAACTGAGAATTTACGGAGAAAAACATGGCGACTCCTCAATTATCTCCAGGCGTACTCGTCAGAGAGGTTGATTTAACAGTAGGAAGAGCTGATAATGTTTTAGATAATATTGGTGCAATTGCTGGACCTTTTCCAATTGGACCTGTTGACTACCCAATTGATATTACTACGGAACAAGATTTAATCAACGTATTTGGCAAACCACTGTCTACAGATGCTCAATACGAATATTGGATGTCTGCAGCATCTTACCTTTCATATGGTGGAGTCCTTAAGGTTGTTAGAACTGGTGGTAGCAATTTAAGAACTGCAAATGCTGGTGTAGGAACAGCATCAACATCTTTACAATTAAATAACTATGATGATTATCAAAATAATCATCAAAATGATACTACTTGGTATTATGCTGCTAAAAACCCAGGATCTTGGTCAAATAACTTAAAAGTATGTGTGATTGATGATCTTGCAGATCAAAGAATCGCAATTACAACGTCAGCTGCTTCTTTAGGTGCCACAGTTGGACTTGGAGTTAGTGTAAGTCTCTCAAGTGTTTCTATTGCTGGAGTTGGAACAGCATCACCATTTACTGGATATCTAAAAGGTATCATTACAGGCATTTCCACAAGTTCATCTACTGGAACTTCCACTCTTGATGTTAAAATTGTTTCCAGAGTATCCTCTGCAGGAACGGAAACCAAAATCACTTATGCAGAAAATACTGCATACGCAGCATTTAATACTAGTGCTACTAGTGGAGTAGGAACGACTTTTAGTATTGTAAATGCCGCTGGTACAGTCCTCGGTCTTACTACAATTTCATCAGTCTCTGACTGGTATAATGAGCAAACTTTAGGATTAACAAACTCAACAATTTATTGGAAGTCAATTGCACCAAAACCAACTACAACTCAGTATGCAGCAAATAGAAATGGTAGAAATGATGGCATTCACGTTGTTGTAGTTGATGATCTTGGAACGATCACAGGAATTCAAGGAAATATTATTGAAAAACATGTAGGACTCTCAAAAGCAGTTGATGCAGTTTCTGCAGTCAATTCTCCACAAAAAATATGGTATAAAAATTACATTGCAGACTTCTCTGCAAATATTTTTGCTGGACATAATCCTTCTGCTGCTGCTGATTCCACTCAAGGTACAACTCCAACAGCAACTGGATTTACCACATATTCTGGTGTTGCCGCTGCATCATATGTAGCAATATCAACAGCAAGTGGTCTTTGGAATCAAAATGCCCAAGATGTTACATTCAGTGCTGTAGGAAGCAAAACATACACGCTAACGAGTGGTGTTGATTATTCCTCTGCTGGTGGAATGGCAGCAGATCTTGGAAGTCTTGTTACATCTTACAACTTGTTTAGCAATGCAGATGAAATTGCGGTTGATTACTTAATCATGGGACCTGGATTGGGAAGCAGAGATCTTTCTCAAGCAAAGGCTAATCAGTTAATTAGCATTGCAGAGGCAAGAAAAGACTGCGTTGCATGTATTGGTCCACATAGAGCAGATCTAGTTAACATCACAAATACAACAACTCAAACGACAAATCTTGTTGCATACTTTAGTCCATTAAACTCATCATCATATGCTATTTTTGATAGTGGATATAAGTACACATATGATAGATTTAATAATCAGTTCAGATATATCCCATGTAATGCAGACGTTGCTGGACTAATGTGCCGCACAAATATTGTCGCATATCCTTGGTTCTCCCCAGCAGGACAGCAAAGAGGTGTTCTAAACAACGTTGTTAAACTCGCATACAATCCATCAAAGGATCAGAGGGATCAACTTTATCCTCAAAGAGTGAATGCGATTATCACAAAACCAGGTGTTGGAACGATTCTATTTGGCGATAAAACTGCACTTGGTTATGTATCAGCATTTGATAGAATCAATGTTCGCCGTCTGTTCCTCACAATTGAGCAAGCACTCCAAAGAGCTGCAGATGCTCAACTATTTGAGTTAAATGATGAATTAACAAGAGCCAACTTTAGAAATATTGTTGAGCCTTATCTGAGAGATGTTGAGTCAAAACGAGGACTCTATGGATTCCTGGTTGTTTGCGATACATCAAATAATACTCCTGATGTTATTGATAATAATGAGTTTAGAGCAGATATTTATCTAAAACCAGCTAAGTCAATTAACTATGTAACACTTACTTTTGTTGCTACAAGAACTGGTGTAAGTTTTGAAGAAGTAGCAGGTAGAGTTTAATTTATCAATCTAAATAACAAAAGGAGGATTTAACAATGGCAACAACAAGAGAAAACAAAACAATCTCCCAGTTTAAATCAGCACTTATTGGTGGCGGTGCTCGCCCCAATTTGTTTGAGGTAGAGATGACAACTTTACCTTCTGGCATTGCTTGGAACGCTGACAACTTTAGATTCATGTGCAAAGCAGCTGCTCTTCCTGCACAAAATATTGCATCTATTGATGTTCCATTTAGAGGAAGAATTTTTAAAGTTGCTGGAGACAGAACAATTGATACTTGGACTGTAACTGTCATTAATGATGAAGGTTTTATTCTAAGAAATGCTTTTGAAGAGTGGGCAGATTTAATTGCCAGATTAGACAACAACATTGGTGCAACTGATCCAGCAGCATACATGACAAATGCAACTGTTTATCAGTTAGGAAGAGGATCAACTCCCAATAGTACAACAAATACAGGGACTGCTAATGCAGTATTAAAAGAGTATCAATTTATTGATATTTTTCCAACTCAAGTTTCTCAAATTGATCTTTCATATGATTCGGGAGATACAATTGAGGAATTTACTGTTGAGTTCCAGGTTCAGTCCTTTACTGCTGCTGGAGCTGGTGGTCCAAACGGTTAATAAATAGTTTAAAGAAAACACAATAAATTATGTCAAAGTTATTTGGGTTCTCTATTGAGGACACTGAAAAGTTATCACCATCTACTGTTTCCCCCGTTCCTCAAAATAATGAGGACGGGGTTGACCACTATTTAAGCAGTGGATTTTTTGGATCTTATGTTGATTTAGAAGGTGTATATAGAACCGAATTTGAACTTATCAAAAGATATCGTGAAATGGCACTTCATCCAGAATGCGATAGTGCTATTGAGGATATTGTAAATGAAGCAATCGTTTCGGACAGTAATGACGTTCCCGTTCAAATTGACTTAGACAATCTAAATGCAAGTGATGGTATTAAAAAAAAGATAAGACAAGAATTTAAATATATTTTAGACTTGTTAGATTTTGATAAAAAGTGTCACGAGATTTATAGAAATTGGTATATTGACGGTAGAATTTATTATCACAAAATTATAGATTTTAAGAATCCACAGGAGGGAATTCAAGAACTGCGATACATTGATGCAATGAAAATGCGTCATGTTCGCCAACAAAAGAAAAGTTCCGAAAACAAACTTGCTCCGATACAAAGATTGCAAGGTGAAAATCCAATGGATTATGAATTTCCAGAAATTGAAGAATATTTCATTTATAATCCAAAAACTCCATTTCACTCAACTAACCCAACTTTAACTGGTGCTAGTCAAGGAATTAAAATTGCTAAAGATGCAGTTACATACTGCACTTCAGGACTTGTAGATAGAAATAAAGGAAATACATTATCATATCTCCATAAAGCAATCAAGTCACTCAATCAACTTCGCATGATTGAGGATTCTCTTGTCATTTATCGCCTATCTCGTGCTCCAGAGAGAAGAATTTTCTATATTGATGTAGGTAATCTTCCTAAGATTAAGGCAGAACAATATCTTCGTGACGTAATGATGCGTTATCGCAACAAACTTGTATATGACGCAAACACTGGTGAAATTCGTGATGATAAAAAATATATGGCAATGTTGGAAGATTTTTGGCTTCCACGTAGAGAAGGTGGAAGAGGAACTGAAATTACAACTCTTCCTGGTGGTCAAAATCTTGGTGAAATTACTGATATTGAGTATTTCAAGAAAAAACTCTATCGTTCTCTTAATGTTCCACCATCAAGAATGGATGGTGAAGGTGGATTTAATCTTGGACGTTCTTCCGAAATTTTGCGAGATGAACTTAAATTTACTAAATTTGTCGGTCGTCTAAGAAAAAGATTTTCGAATATGTTTAATGATATGTTAAGAACTCAATTGATTCTTAAAAATATTATTACTCCAGAAGATTGGGAATCAATGAGTCAACATATTCAATATGATTTTCTGTATGATAATCATTTTTCAGAACTTAAAGATGCAGAACTCTTGAATGAAAGATTAGCAATGGTAGCAACTGCAGAACCATATGTAGGAAAATATTTTTCTCAAGACTATGTAAGAAGAAAAATTCTTCGCCAAACGGATGAGGAAATTTTAGAGGAAGATAAACTTATTGAAAAGGAAATTAAAGAAGGAATTATTCCAGATCCAAACGCTCCCGTTGATCCTATGACCGGTATGCCACTAGATGCTACTGCAACTTCTGGTCCTGCAGGAATGGATTTGGGTCAACCAGTCATGGAACCAGATTTGGAATCTCAAGGAAAAGCAACTGAAGCGCCAAGTATTCCAAAGGGTGGAGAGATATAAATACTAAAGAATTTACCTAGTATTTATATACATTCAACGCTTCTGAACGTTGAGAGCGAACATTTTTTTTTATAATATTATCTAAAAAAAATATAAGTA